ACAATGGGCACTAAATGATTTAAAAGAAATGTGTTTAATTGGCCTGATTTTTGAGTACTCACGTATGCAAGTTTCTTCGTTAAGTAGTGGGTGCGAAATTGCGCAATTTTTTGTTCGCCATACCGCGAGTCGTGTGAGTTCGATAGACACATCATCATGATATCATCATCTTGTGAGTTAGGCATGCTATCATCATCTTGTGACTCGTGTGAGTTCGACAGACACAGCGCTATGTTGCACGGCAGGCACTCACACCCTTTAACACGGCTTGCACGCACACCCCTTTAACACGGCACGTACACCCCTTTAACACTGCAAAGTTAATACAAACCTATAATGACAGCATCACTGTGCATCTTGTGAGTGTTCGGCATGCTATCATCATCTTGTGACTCGTGTGAGTTCGACATCGACAGACACATCATCATGATATCATCATCTTGTGAGTTCGGCATGCTATCATCTTGTGACTCGTGTGAGTTCGACAGACACAGCGCTATGTTGCACGGCTGGCACGCACACCCCTTTAACACGGCTGGCACGCACACCCTTTAACACTGCAAACCTATAATGACAGCATCACTGTGCGAGTTCGACAGACACATCATCATGATATCATCATCTTGAAATCAGGAATTCATCTTTTTGTCATTCCTTCTCAAATCTTCGTTTGGGAGGGATACATTCAGAGAGAGTCTACTGTAAAGACACATAGTCATTCGAACCATCACCACTAGAGGTCCACTTAGGACTCCACTAACGCACGTCATTTAACACGACTCTTACTCACTACCCAATAACACGCCTGATGCGATGCTCATCTACGCATGCATCTGATTCATTGCATCATGATATCATCATTTGAGCCACCCTTTCACACGACTGATGCGTTGCTCTTCTACGGATGCATCATGATATCATCATCTTGTGATTTCGATAGACACCCCACCCTTTAACAAAATCACAAGATGATGATATCATGCCATGCTCATGAAGATGTGTGCGTAGAAGTCAAGGTGATGATATCATGATGCATCCGAGAACGTAGGCGTGCGAGTCGTGTTAAAGGGGCGCGCGTGCGAGTCGTGTTGAATGGTCCGACGATTTGTCTGTCAAAATCACAAGATGATGATATCATGTCATGCTCATGACGATGTGTGCGTCGAACTCAAGGTGGTCATATCATGGTCGGAATGGCGAACCAAAAACATGGCGCGATTTCGCACCCACGACTTGACGAAGGAATTGGCATACGTGCGTACTCAAAATTGGCATAATTCGAAAAGTGACGCGCTGTTGATTGAAATAAATGTGTCAAAATTGCCTGATTTGGGGTACGCATGTATGCCAATTCCTTCGTCAAGTCGTGGGTGCGAAATCGCGCCATGTTTTTGGTTCGCCATTCCGTTGGGGAACATGACGAACAATTTTGGGTAGAGTGCCCGACTGGCACCCACGCTCGTTCAGTAATGCGCGTGGTGCTCGTTCCGTAGTAGTCGGATAATTTGCTCGACGTTTTTGCATTTGGTGTACTCGGACTCGACCGCGCTAGGGTGTTGCGACGGCGCGTCTTTGGTCTTGAGTTGGATGAGCTGGTTGTACAGAAAGTGCGTATCGCGCTCCAACTGGCACGTCTGCGCGTGCGTAGCGACGTCGCGTTGGGTACCGACAAACTTGCAACCGAACGAACGACCGTCGTACCTCCCGATGAAGTTGGGGCAAGGGACATGCGCGCAGTGCTCGCTCAGGTGATGGGCTCTGCCTTTGCGCTTGTAGGTGACCGCACACCCGTGAGATTGGTTACAACAGTCCAACTCGGCCTCCGTGCAGACCGCGCGGTGGAGGGTGCATTGCTGCATCGTGGTTTGCTTCTCGGTCGGGTAGACCATGCAATGGCAGTCGTCGCACTCGCGTGGCACGCATCCGATGATCGAGTTGATGGTATAACCACACGAAATGGCAGACACGGTCATTTCTTTACACGTCGGACATCGCCGATCGGTCTTCTGAAAGCAACCGCGGCACAGATTCTGCATGCATTGGTTGGGGCAGAGCAGCAGCAGCGGGTCGTGCAGCACGTCCAAGCACACGATGCACATGGCGTTCTTGTAAAGGGTGTGCAGTGCGGTCTTGCACTGCTCGTTCACGGCGGACAGCCGCGCGTTTTGCTCTTGCAGTGCGACGATTGTTCCATTCAGTTCCTTGAACCGCAACGGCCCCGGCGCCACCGGTGTGCTAGAGGACCGTGCCGTGCCAATGCTACTACCACCATCGACACGCATTTATCCAGCCCTTTTTCTTTGGGATATTCATGCTCCCCCAAACGACGATTTGGGAAGACCGGACAAAAGCCCTTCATAGTGCGTTCCCCGGGAAGCACTTTCCGACGATTCTTCGCCCAAATACGGGACGTACACCATTGAAAAGTGCTTCGAGGTCCGAATTTGAAAGGCTTTTCCGGCCATTCCCCATTTGGGATGGTTCCATTGAATAGTAGCATCAATGAATACAGCGCCCATGTGAATCGTGTGTGGCGAACCCAAAAGTCGCACTTTCACTGTCTTTGTTTCGTTCGCCACATCTGCACCGTGGCGCTTACCGGTAGTCCTGTTGCAAGCCCCGGATGGTCTGATACAACTTCATTTCGTCATAACTGTACAGACAGTGCAGGATGATGCACCGTCTTCGGAACTCTTCGACGATCGTGGGCCAGTCGATCTCGCAGTCCGTCTTGGTCTTGGTAAAGTTGTGAATTTTTTCAATCACATGCGGCACGACGCGTCGCTGGTACGCGGTGAACGTGTCATGCAGCTCCGCCGTCGGTACCGACGGTCCAGTCGTCGATTCGACGCTTGGGAGCAGGTGCGGGACATACATGAACACGTAAATGCACGGAAAGCGGAAGGCCCTAATCTCGCTGACTTTGTTGCAGATGACGGAGATCGCCATTGGGTTGGTGATGCACCAATCCACGTCCTGATGGCTGAAAAAGTTGCTCATGAAGGAATGTGTGTCTAGGTCTTGCAGTGGCATAGAGTTGACCGGGTGCAAATGCCACACCGGGTCCAGGCCGTGCAGTGTGAGCATGGACACCGGGCGGTCGAGTTGTTCGTCGTGGCCGACGGCGCTCGTGTCGACGTGGAAGTCGAGGTCCCCCGCTGTCTTGCCGAGGCGTATGTGGCCACAGAGCTCAAACGTTTTGAAGCCCGTGTCTGACGAGAGAAGCGTCCGAATCTGGCTCAACTTCATTTTTCCGACGTTCTGGCAGTCGGCGATGATCTGTCGTACCTGCACATTGCAGTATTTTTCGGTGTATTCGACCACCTTTTTCCATGGGATGTGCACGATCGAGGGCATGGGCATGTTTATAGTACGAATAAACTTGTCTGTATTTCAACTAGAGCCTACCTACCACGCAAGGCGCGCGACGCACGGCAACTCTACCAATGACAGGGACGACCAATGACACGTCGACCATGCGTGTCGTGAAATCGCAATGCATGCGTTTCTTCTTGTGATGTTGCATCGACACTTGAGTGAGTCGTGACTTGACCGTGTTAACGCCCATGTCGTATCGCGTGGTTCATTCGAACGGCATTTGGAAGGCCGACCAAACCGTTCCGAATGCTTTTCCCGGGAAGCACTTTTCAACGATTCTTAGCCCAAATAAAGTACTCACACCCTTTGAAAAGTGCTTCCCCGGTAAACGTATTCGGAACGGTTTGTTCGGCCTTCCAAAATCTTCGTTTGGGAGGTGTATATTTGGCAAATGGCGAGCAAAGTTTTTATGCTCCCCCAAACGAAGATTTTGGAAGGCGGAACAACAGATGACGTCTGGATTTTCGATTGATGTTTCTGATTCGTGTGACGGCTAGCATGCATGCTCTTTAACACGACTCGTGAACACACACGCTCTTTACTTTATAGCATGACTTTCATATGCACGCTCTTTAATTGGAACCTAATGCAGCCGTCGGCAACTAGTCCCCTTTTTTTGACAATCTCCATTTCGAACATTTCGACAAAATTTATGCTCCCCAAACGAAGATTTTGGAAGGATGGACAAAAGAAGAACTCCGGATTTTCGAAGCACTTTTCAAGGGCGTGAGTACTAGATTTGGGCCACGAACCATTGAAAAGACATTCGAAAATAATGAACTTCCTCCTTTGTTACTCCTTCCAAAATCTTCGTTTGGGAGGGGTAAAATTGTCAACCACAAATCCACCTTGAAATGTTTGTCGAAATGTTCGAAATGGAGATTGTCGAAAAAAAGGGGACTAGTTGCCGACGGCTGACCTAATGACCACATAATATCGTGAGTTCGACCGATACGTCGGCATGCTATCTATCATCCATCTTGTGAGTTCGACAGACACATTGGCATGCTATCATCATCAGAGTTCTACAGACACATCGGCATGTCATCATCATATTGTGAGTCAGACACTGACTCTACGGGCACATCTGCATGCTTTTATCTTGTTACTTCGACTCACACATCATCATGCGTGGCGACGCTCATACACGCCCTTTAACGGCTGGCATGCACGCTCTTTAACACGGCTAGTATGCACGCTCTTTAACACGGCTAGTATGCACTCTTTAATTGACACCTAATGACCCCATAATCTTGTGAATTCGACAGACACATGGGCATGCCATCATGTTTACAATCATCTTGTGAGGGCAGACACACATCGGCATGCTATCAAACGTTACTTCGACTCACACATCATCATGCGTGGCGACGCTCATACACGCTCTTTAAGACGGCTCGCATGCACGCTCTTTCACACGGCTGGCATGCACGATCTTTCACACGGCTGGCATGCACGATCTTTCACACGGCTGGCATGCACGCTCTTTAACAAGGCTGGAATGCACGCTCTTTAACACGGCTGACATGCACGCTCTTTAACACGGCTGACATGCACGCTCTTTAAGTTACGGTTTGGGTAGTGCGCTTGCGAAATCGCGCAGTTTAACCTTTCAGACTGCTTTTCGACGCACCTTTCAAGGGAGTGGGTTGTTCGGCCGTCCAAGCGCGTCGTTTGGTGAGCATAACACTGATACCAACTTAAACTTATGCTGCGGCGCAAGATGATGTCGCACTATTTATTGATATCAAGACCATTGTGTTGAACTCACAAGATTGCGACCGCATGTCTGACCGAATGACGAGGGGTCGAACTCGCAAGATGATGATATCATGACAGTTGCATGCTCCCATTGTCAATGCGTGTTGCACGTTGCACTTGCAAAGGCGCCACTCTTTGGCTCGCCACAGTCTAAGTTTGATTCGGAATTATATCCCTCCCAAACGAAGATTTTCGAAGGATGAACAAAAGAGGAAATCTGGATTTTCGAAGCACTTTTCAAGGGCGTGAGTACTCGGTTTGTGATACTAACCATTGAAAAGTCAGTCGAAAAGTTTATGCTCCCCAAACGAAGATTTTGGAAGGTCGAACAAACCTTTCAGAACGCGTTTTCGAAGCACTTTTCAACGTTTTGTACCCCAAATCGACTACTCACACCCTTGAAAAGTGCTTCGAAAACGCGTTCTGAAAGATTTGTTCTGCCTTCCAAAATCTTCGTTTGGGAGGGGTAAAGTATATCGAAAAATCCGGATTTCATCTTTTGTCAATCCTTCCAAAATCTTCGTTTGGGGAGCATAAAAGTGCTTCGAAAATTATCCATCCCAAACGAAGATTTTGGACGGTCGGACGAACGTTTCAGAATGTTTCGAAGCACTTTTCAAGGGCGTGAGTACTCGATTTGGGCTACAAATCGTTGAAAAGTGCTTCGAAAAAGCATTCTGAAACGTTCGTCCGACCGTCCAAAATCTTCGTTTGGGGAGCATAAAAATGCGTTCTGAAATGTTGGTTCGGCCATCCCAAATCTTCGTTTGGGATGGGTAGAGTTCGACAGACACATCATTCTGTGAGTTCGAGACTGAATAGACAGACACATCGTCATGGTATCACCCATGAGAACAATAAGATAATAAGTAAAAGGGCGGGGAAACGCATTCTGAAACATTGGTCCGACCTCCATGTAGCGAACAAAAAATTGCGCAATTTCGCACCCACTACTTAACGAAGGAACTTGCATACGTGAGTACTCAACAATCAGGCCAAGTTACAATGGACACTAAAATGATTTAAAAGAAATGTGTCGAATTGGCCTGATTGTTGAGTACTCACGTATGCAAGTTCCTTCGTTAAGTAGTGGGTGCGAAATTGCGCAATTTTTTGTTCGCCATACCGTCCGACCTTCCACAATCGGCGTTTGGGGAGGGGTAAAATACCATGAAGGGGGCTATTAGAGTCGATTTTGGTGCCTGAAAAGGACCAAGCCCTTGCTTTTCTTGTTATCGACTTGCTTATTATCTAAGTTTTCATGCCACTTTTCGTCCGATGGGGCGACAATGCGATTTTTGGCTCGCCACTGTGGGACTCATCTTGTGATTTCGGCATGCAAGCAAATTCACCGCGTGTTGGTCGACACATTCGGTTGATAAACCTGCTTTCCAAAAACCCCGCGCGTTTTGGGCACACCATCGGCTGTGTCGCATGGTGAGCCGGCCTCCACGAGAACGCGACTCGCGCGAAAAAAAGAATCGCCATTCGATTTGTAGAATGTAAAAAAAAAATATACATAAATGAGAATCAGCGGGTATAATCTTTTCTTAAAGGAGCATTCTGCCAAGATGTCGCAAGAGGAGCCGCACAAGCGGCCTTATGAAATTATGCAGCAGGTTGCCAAACTATGGGGCGGCGCGACCGAACAAGAGAAGGAGCTGTACAGAATGACCGCCGAGTGCATCGTCTCCGTTTGAAGTGGACGCTACACACAACAACAACAACAACAACAAGTGGACCTCTCCGACCGACCGCGCGGTGACTCGTCGGTGAGGTCACGCACCCCCGCCGTGCGATGGGACGTTTCGTTTCTCGGCCTTTGCGTCGATGTAGCCACGATAGGACGCATCGGTTCGAAGGAGCCAGTCGCACAGGCCCAATACACCGTAGTTGCAGTGGAAAAACTCGTGGTGTAGGTCGTGATGCGATGCGTCAAACAGGCGACCGACTGCTGTTGCAAAGACGAATCCCGAGTGAGCAAGCGCCGTCCCCCCGAGGGCGAGCGCGAGCCACGCGCGGGTGACATACGGATGACAGCCAATCAGGACCGGACCGAGGACGACGCCGAGTTGGTTGCAGAAGACAAACTCGAGCCAGTGTGCGTAGAGCGCACATACGGCGGACGGGTACGTGAAGCGGTGGTGCGTCTTGTGCACCCGTCGGTAAAGCAGCTTGCTATGGAGCGCGATGTGCGACGTGTAGAACCATACTTCGACGAACAGCAGGCAGAACGCGAGTTGGCCGACGACGCTCGTGATCGTCAGCTCGGTGCCGTGCCCAATGACATTCCGATAGAGCCAGAACGCCACAACGTTGACCGGCCACTGAACCACGAGCGCGTTCCACGCCGAAACGCGCAGCGCCTCCCACCACTCGGCGTTCGTCAGCCGTCCCTCATTCGGCTTGTAGGGCTGGGCTCGGAACCGTCGAAACGCCCGGCACCTCTCGAGTGCGAAGCATGACAGCGCGACGGACGAGAACGACGCGAAACCGCACGACAATGATGCCAGCATCTCATGGTCGCAAAAATCCGCCCAGGGAACGTCGAATGACGGCACGCGCATTGTGCCCATGATTCTTCTACCGGTGGGTTAATCTTTCCCGTGCACGTTTAAGGTAGTTTTTGCGCATCCGGTCCGGCGTAATGATTCAAATGCGTCTGACGCGATGCGAACAGCATCCGGATGGAGACTGTCGAGCCGATGGAACTGAAACAGAAGATGCAAAATAACATCCAGCGCATGTTCGCAGAACGTGGCGATGGTGATGTGCACATGGAGCTCGTCTCCGATTTGTGCATGGTGCAGACCAATAAGCACGCCGTCTTCTACTTTGGCAACAACATGAGCGTGAAGGATGCGCGCGAGTTGATATCCAAATGCGCCGACCTCCCGAGGCATCTGCGAGTCGTTGTCATCGTGCAGGGGAGCGTCACGTCTCAGGCGAAGAACATGCTCAACGAAACGGAGGTCAACGATACCGACATCCAGGTCTTCAAAAGCACGTTCTTCCACTACTCGCCCATCGACCACGAGTTCGTTCCCAAGCACACTCTGCTCACAGGCGTAGAGACGAACGACTTGCTAGCCAAGGTTCCCGCACACCAGCTGCCGCGGATTATGAAGGACGATGCGATCGCGATGTTCTACGGCGCGCGGATTGGCGACGTCTTTAAGATTGAGCGGCCCAAGAACGTCTACTATCGTATCGTCTCGACTGCCTAGCGCTCTCGTGCCGAACACCCTCCATCCAAATCCACCGAAACGAAAAGTGCGTTAAAAACCAAGTGCGTGTAATAATAGAGAGAGGCACGAATGCCCGAGTTGGTCTAAGGGGTCAGACTTAAGATCTGATAATCGCAAGATTTCGTGGGTTCGAACCCCACTTCGTGCAGTGTCAAATAATCTCCAATCTTTGCGGACATTATTTGACATTCCCCGAACGAAGATTTTGGAAAGCCGAACCATCGGCTCAGAGACTGAGAGTCAGAGTGTCGTTCGAAGCACTTTCCATTCAAGTTTACCCATCCCAAACGAAGATTTTGGACGACCGAACAAACATTTCAGAACACGTTTCGCGGGGAAGCACTTTTCAAGGGTGTGAGTACAGGATTTGGGCTATAAAACGGGGAGCATAAAGCGTCGAAGCACTCTGTAGCGATTCTTAGCCCAAAGATAGAGTACACGATGAACAAAAGATGAAATGCGGATTTTCGACTGACTTTTCAATGGTTCGTGGCCCAAATCGAGTACTCACGCCCTTGAAAAGTGCTTCAGTCTAAACCCGCATTTCATCTTTTGTTCATCGTTCCAAAATCTTCGTTTGGGAGGGATAAAGTTCATGCTCCCCAAACGAAGATTTTGGAAGCACGCCCTTGAAAAGTGCTTCCTTCGAAATCCGGATTTCATCTTTTGTCAAACCCATGCTCCCCAAACGAAGATTTTGGAAGGCCGGACCAACTTTTCCGAATGCATTTTCGAAGCACTTTTCAAGGGCGTGAGTGCTCTAATTTGGGATACGAATCGTTGAAAACCGGCGACCGTGCCTTGCCGCAGTCGCTCTTGCCCCCGATGGACCGCGGGAGCATCGGACGCTACAGCACCGACGCCGTTGCTCTCACTCTGCGAATGCTCGGCCTGATTGAGTACTCACGCCCTTGAAAGGTACTCGAAAATCCGCATTTCATCTTTTGTTCGGCCATCCCAAATCGTCGTTTGGGGAGCATAAACGTCCGAAAGGTTTGTTCGACCTTCCGAAATCGTCGTGTGTGAGCCATAAACTTCAGCTTCACAGGATGATGATAGCATGCCGATGTGTCGGTCATAGGATGGTTTTTAGAAATGATATTTAAATGGACTGTGCGAAAGTTAACCATCACGCTTGCAACGACAGAGCAGTGCGCCGCTTTCGCTGGAGTATATATTCTAGTCCCGTCGGTATGGCGAACAAAAAATGGCGCGATTTCGCACCCACTACTTAACGATGGAACGTTCATACGTGAGTACTCAATAATTAGGCTACTTTCCAATAGACACTGAAATGATTTAAAAGAAATGTATTCAATTGGCCTGAACTTTGAGTACTCACGTATGAACGTTCCATCGTTAAGTAGTGGGTGCGAAATCGCGCCATTTTTTGTTCGCTACATGGTAAACAACTTGATTTTTTTCGACATTAATTTATCCCTCCCAAACGAAGATTTGGGAAGGAGGAACAAAAGATGAAATCCAGATTTTCGAAGCACTTTTCAAGGGTGTGAGTACTCGATTTGGGCTACGAACCATTGAAAAGTCAGTCGAAAATCTGGATTTCATCTTTTGTCAAACCTTCCAAAATCTTCGTTTGGGGAGCATA